GAAGATTGCTTAATGCAGCACCAGAATCATTAGACGCAAGGACACTAGCTCCACCAGCTAATGCATTTAATATAGTTTGAAGTGTTCCTTCTTTTGGCGGAGTATACTGCTGACTTTGCAATTGTTGCAAAACTTGCGTTAGTCCTGCATATGGATCACCCTGTACTTGATTAATAGTAGGATCAGGAACAAAAGGTGGAGTTACGAATCTAGGTCTTGTATTTTCATCTGCCATTATATTATCCTCCTGTTATTCCTAGAACACCAGCACTATTATTTGGCTTACTACCGCCAAACAGACTACCAAAGTTCAAACCACTAAGACCAGAACCTAAACCTGTTGCAGCAGCAACACCTTTAAATATGTTACCAATCATAGCTTGACGTTCCTGCAACCTCATCTGTTCATCAAATTGTCTCATCTGTTCTTGTAGACTTCTATAGAACTGGTCATTCTGATTACCGACTTGAGAACGCTGAGTATCTATATTTGCTCCTGCAATATCTCTTTCTGTTCCTTGTCCTGTAAGAAATTGCATTAATGCAATCAATGATTGATTTTGATTAGCTTGCTGTTGTCCTCTTGCTAAACTCTGACCTTGCAATAATTGATTAAGTTGACTACCAGCAATTGATGAAGCTCCCACTCCTTGTCCAACCAATTGAGCAATATTACTTCCTTGGGCTTTCTGAAATGCATCTTCCTGCAATGCATTCTGAGCATCAAATATTTGCTTAAACATTGCTTGAGTAGTAGGATCAAGTTGAGTTAATGCAGAAGCAGGAGTTCCATCGGGATTAACACCGCCTAGTGGTAATACACTAGGTCTATTAGTTGATGTTTCTTGAACTTCTCCAAGTCTAGGGGATACACCATTTAAATCTCTTTCTAATCTATGAACAAATCCTTGAGCATCTTTGTACTCAACTCCGGATGCTGAACGAGATATTACTTGCGAAGGATCAACGCCAGCAGGCAAAGGTATCTCCCCAAACATCTGAGTTATTAATTGCTGAAATTGTGGAGTCTGATAGACTTGCTGTTCTGCTTGCCCTCTCAGACCGAGTGATCTTGCTAAATCGCTTATTGCTTGTTGAAATGGGTTAAGAGCCATAAATTCTCCTATCCAAACCTAAGTATATCAATAGTAGAATAATTCTGTGTTATATCTGCATTAGATGATCCTTGAGCGAATACATCTATGTTAAAACTATTAGCAATTAATGTTCCACCACCTGCTAACGTAACATCACTATTTCTAACTTCTGCATAATGGCTAAGTGTAAAAGTAGTAACTACATTTGCGCTATCAATAGCAACAGCATTTATTTTAATATCTGCAATAACTCTAATAGTAGTATTACTTATTCTAGTAATTATGTAATCAATAATCCATCCAATAGATCCATCAATATCCGTCAATCCCATTGATATTACATTAGTTCCGTCTACATCAAACTGTATACTCTTGTCATTGTCGTTTGATGCGGTTGTACCAGATGACTTTCCTCTCAGTTGATCTTTATCAGTCTTAAGTAAGTTTGCAATTACAGGTATTCTATGTAATCTAGTTCTTGCTGCTCCAACATTCACAATAGCACCAAAATCTGTAAGAAAGTTCTTTGGAACTGATTTAATATATAAGTCATTAGGAAAATCATTATTCCAAGAATTGCCTAAATTACCAAACACAGTGGTTAAATTTGGTAATTCTGCTCTAGTTATTAGTTTACCAAAATTCATTTATTAATCACTATTCCATTTAGTAGTTGCTTGCTTATGATTTAATGAAGTAGTTTCTAAAGAAATTGACTTAATAGTAAATCCTTGATCTGTGGTATTTGCAGTAATTTCTAATTGAACTAAGTTAGCTTTCCTACCTGAATCATTCTTTTTAAAACTATTCCAAATTGTTCTATTGTTATTTGCTGGTGTTCCTGTTAATGATTTGGTATAACTACCCGCTGACGATGTTATAAAATTATCGTAATAATAATTTACTGTGTAACTTACGTTAGTTGTAAGTTTAGTTAATGTTGTACAAAATCTATGCCAAAGACTTCTAATTTTACTTTGTCCAAACGCTCTAGTTATTAATCTTCTTGTATGAGTGCCAGTAAATGTCGTAGGATTTGTTAATGGATCATATAGCCATACAATGTCATTATCAATCCCATCTACTAAAACTAATAAATAAGCATTACTTGTTCTCGTATACTCTGCATAAGAATAACTTACGATATTACCAGTAAATTTACACCACCTTATCAATGGAAATCCAAAGCTATCTCTTTTTTGAATATCTGAATAATCCATTACCCAAACAGTATTTGTTCCATTTCCTAATGCCGCTGGCACATAAATCCAATACTGTTGTTTATGCTTTATGTTAATAGAAGTACAAGAACTTGATAAAGAATCTTGCCCAATAAATGTACCTAACTTTATCTCACCTAATTCTGAAATATTACGAGAAAGTATTGCTCCTGTAGTCTCTCCTAATGGAGATAAACTTAATGATGTAATTCCTGCATTAGATAAAAATACTTGATCATCTAATAAATTTTGAATTGTTCCTCTTTGAATGCATCCAAATTTATCAGTAAATAAATCAACACGTAAGTTAGATGGAATAGTTGCAGGTGCAGAAATTGCACTAACTATATAAATCTTATTAAATTTATATACGATTAATGCTCCTTTAAATATAGACAATGCATTTATTCTATCTCCATCACTTATTTCAACCCCTAGTTCTATTGCTCCTGCATCATCATCAACTACCCAATCTGTTTCATCATTAATGGCTGACGCTTTCAATATATTATCACTACCTGAGCCATCTCCAAAAGTCCATAATCTGTTATTCCATACTATAGCTTGTGTGCTTAAAGGAGCACTGGATGAACTAAATAAATTAGTAACTGTTCCAGCGGAATCTATACTTCTAATTGCACTTCCAATTCCATCACTACTGCCTGAGTTACTTGTAACTATAACAACGTCGTTAAACATTGTAAAATAAATACGCTGTCCTGGAGTTGCTATATTAGATGCTAATAGCGTTATACTACTTCCATCAGCATTCATCCAATACAAATCTGGCGACGTATTTACATCGTTATTATCTACAGCAAATACAATTTTAATAGTTCCATCACTAAAATGTGCAGTATAAAATCCATAAATAGACGAACCAAGAGTGGTATCTACAAGAAGTATTGGAGATAGTCTTGTGCTCAAATTGCCAATATCATCGAACTCAAAATTCTCAATAAGTACAGCGGCATCATCTGGCAATTCTTCTGGGGGAAGAGTTGTAATCATACCACTAGCCCAAGAAGTCTGGTTAATTAGATCAGTTCTATTTGCTGATGGTAAAGGCATTTGTATTAATTCCTAAATCTAGATGGATCAAGTCTTGCAAACCTTCTATCACCTTGATTATGCAAATCTCTAGGCTGCATTCTAAGTATTTGAGCAGATGGAGATTTATTTTCCTTTGCTCTCATATCATCTAACTGTTTATAGAACATTTGAAGATATGCTGTTGCACCCTCATAATCCTTATCATCCATCATCTTATAAGCTCTAACTCTATTTTTTATTGCAAGAATAGTTTCTTTTCTAAATGGAATATTTGAACTGGTAATTAAAGCCGTAGTAGTTGGATGAACTTGCACACTAAGTGTAAGATTATATACTGCGTCTGGTATTGGAGAAAATCTGATATTCTTTACAACTTCATCTGTCCCTGTTGATGTGTCAGCATAGAACCACCATCTAGGTTTACCCAAATTCTCCAAATCTTCTGCTACACCAAATAGATTCTGTTCGTCTGAATAGTCAATAGGTTCATCAGTATCTACAAATCTAATACCTCTTACATCAATTACATTTTCACTTAATGCATAAGTAGATTGCGACGCGACTGTAGCAAGAGTGTCCAATTGTTTAAATATCTTCCAATCTGCTGCTGCTGCAATTTCATCAACTGCGTCATCTATCCAAGATTCAACCACTGACACCAATTCTGTATTGTCAGTGGCTTCATCCATCTCTCTCATTAGAACTAATGCTAATGCATTTACTGTTAATAGAGCCATTAGTTTGTTTCCTATATTTTCTTATACGCCATCTAATCTTCATAGCCAAACTAAGTTTTTCTTTAGTCTTCTTAGTATGCTTCTCACCAAGTTTTGGCATAGAACCTACCTCGCCTGACCTAACCAAGTCTTTGGAATCTCTGATTCATCAACAATTAAATTCTGATTAAGTGGATGAACTACTCGTTTATGTTCAATCACTGCTTTCTGAATCTTAATCTTCTCAGTTTCAGGTGCATTGTACCAACTACCAAAATGCTTAGCAGCAACATCGAATGCACAAATATCGCAAACTGATGGAGTAAGTTCGACCCTGACACACTTAGTATTAAACTTATCAATAATAGTTTGTTTTGTAATAAACTTACGTCCAGTAGGTTTAGGTTCTTCAACTTCTGTAGTAATTGGTTTATTGAAAGATAGTGATTTTGGTGTATGTGTCACTGTTTGCACAGCCTTAACATTTGGATTCTGTTTAACTTCTTCATCAACAATAGATTCTGTTTCTTCTTCAACAGAATGCAAAATAGAATTAAAAAAATCTTCATTCTCGTTCATACTAAATTCCTTTCAAATTTGTTAAACATATAATCTCTAAGATTATATCTTTTTACTTGCATATTTTCATCTAGTGAAATAACATACTCATCTATATGACCTATTCTAATCCTGTTAGCTAAAAATGCTTTTTTATTAAATTCTCGAAACTTTTTCCAAAAATAAATATCTGCATTAGTCTGACCATTTCTCCATTCTCCTGATTCATTCGGCACATTTAGTAACCAAGGTTTTGGTATATCTTTTAAAGCTCTAGTTCTAATTAAAGTAAGTCCAAAATGACCTATTAATATTGGTGTTAAATTAGTGCTTGAAAGAGTTGGATGTAAATAAGTGACAGGATAGCCGTCAACTTCGTTCATAGAAAATAGTGCATCATTTTTATTTCCACGTTTTAATTGAAGTGGAACAATTGCATCAGCTTCAGGAAATTTTACAGCCAATAGTAGAAGATTCTTTAAATCTTCTGGAAAGAAAACTGAATCATAATCTAAAGTAATTATAAGATCTACATCATTTTCTAATGCATCAATTAATCCATTCTGTATTCCTTGTTCCCAAAAAGCCCCACCTGTAAAAGCTAAAGGAATTTGAAATTGATTAAATGACATTTGAGCCATCCTATGATGATCTGTAAATCCAAGCCTTGGAACTGAAGTTAATCCAGATACTCTTAATTTTTCAGAGTTGCCTGTACTTTCATCTGTAATTTCCATCATAACGTAGTTATGACTTGGTTTAATTTCTTCTTTACTATTAACTTCCTCTTTATCTGAGTTTTCTAATAGATATGAAATATCATTACGAACTGCAATAAGATTAACTCTAGTGCCACATACAACCGAATATCCTTTATTATGTAATAATGTAGTAATTGCTTGTTTTCCTGCTTGACCGTCGCCATTTACATTAGGTATAAATTTTGTATCTGAGTCAGAGTTATATTCAACTACCAAAACTCTTGGTTTATACTTAATTAAACTATTTGCAATAAAGTAATCTTGGCCATCTACATCTATAACTACTAAATCAATGTCAATTGGTGCATTAAATTCAGTCAAAATATCGTCTAGCCTGTTACCAAGATCAAGACCAACTTTTTTATTACTTATAAATACTTTATCGTTATTTTTATAAGTATTTTCTAGTCTACCAAATAAAGCTTTATCACATTCTATTTGTATTGAATTCCAACCTTTATTTATTAAAGAATGTGTATTAGAAGCAAATATACCATCTGCTGCTCCTACCTCTAGGCACCAACTATTAACTATCCCAATTTTGGAGAAGATAGCAGCAATAATACCATCTTCTCCAAATTGAGAAGTAATGTTGGTAGGGCTAACAGTATCAAGAAAGTTGTTATATTTAGTTTCCAACATTATTATTTTTTAGATATTAGAAAATAACTG